TCATTATTATTATAATCAAATTCATATATTTCCATATCTTCACTACGTTTAAATTGATGAACAATTAGAAGGTAAATAATTAATATTGTGAAAAATAAAATGATATGACTAAATAAATTCATAATTAATATACATAGTAGTTATGAATTATTTATAAGCTTTTTACTAAAAAAATAATTTAATTTTCTTGGTCAGAATTATTTCCGGAATTATTTTGTGAATTCTGAATACTATCATGGTCAATTTTCACTAATTCTTCTGTAATCTTTAAATTATTATTATCTCCAACAGAAGAAAGCATTTGAATTCGTTCCTCTATTAGCATCTTATTAACATCCATAGTGAAACTTTGTAATTTAATTACAATATTTTTAATTTCATCCATTTCATCCGCTAATGTATTAAATTTATTATTTAAATCATTAATAATATTATTTAACTGTTCATTATTAACAAAATCATTATTATTATTATTTTGCGTATTATTAGAAGCGGATTCTTCTAAAATACTGATTCGAGAATTTAAAGCTAATATAACTTCTTGAGTTGATAATATACGTTTTTCAGCTACAGCACGGGGGGAACTAGGTGAAGGAGTCGTTTGTGTTGAAATAATAGGTTCAGGTTCACCGGTTCTTCGTCTAATTGCGGATGAATTTGATCTACTCATTATAAATATAATAGTATTACTTAGAATTCTCTATATAATTTTTTTAATAATTGTAAATACATTTTTATTAAATATATATAAACATAAATTTAATATTATTGTATATACTAAATAGTATGTTGAAGAATGTAGTTGAAATTAATAAACATAAAGATCGTGACCCTTCTAAACCAAGACATGAAGAATATCAATACTTAAATTTACTTAAGGATTTATTACAAGAAGGTAAGTTAGAAGAAGGTAGAAACGGTAAAACAATTCGTGGGGTAGGTGCTGCGATGCACTTTTCATTAGAAAATGGAAAAATACCTATTTTAACTACCAAAAAAACTGCTTGGAAAACTTGCGTTAAAGAATTATTGTTCTTTTGTAAGGGACAAACAGATAATAAAATATTGAATGAACAAAATGTTCATATTTGGGATGGAAATACAACACCGGAATTTTTGAAATCACGTGGATTAGAACATTATATTCCTGGACAAATTGGACCGCTATACGGATTTAATTACCGATTCTGGGGAGCACCATATAGTTCTTGTAATGAAGATTATACAGGGAAGGGTATAGATCAATTACAACAAGTAATTGATGGTCTTAAAAATCCAGAAACAAGAAACTCAAGACGACATGTAATAAGTGCTTGGAATCCAGAAACTTTAGATAAGGGTGTATTGCCTCCATGTCATATATTATTTCAATTTATTGTAACTGATGGAAATAAATTAAGTTGTTTGCTGTATCAGAGGGCGAATGACGAATTTTTGGGAATTCCGTTTAATGTTGCATCATACTCAGTGTTAACTTATATGATTGCACAATTATGTAATCTTGAACCTTATGAATTTATTCATTATGGAGGTGATTGTCATATTTACGATGACCATATTGAACAAGTAACTGAACAAATATCACGTGAACCTTATGAATTTCCTACATTAGAAATATTAAATAAAAGAGATAATATTAATGATTATGTAATAGAAGATTTTAAACTTCATGATTATCAACATCATTCTCAAATAAAAGGGGCGATGAGGGCATAATTTCATCATGAATTGTATCAGTATAAAAATAATTAGCAAATATTGGATTAGGTGATATTATTATATATAGTAAAAAGATATTTATATAATTTAGTAATTATAATAAATAACCCATTTTTGAATATATATTTTCTAATAGTTTTTATATAATGGATATATTACAAGATTCAATCGAACATAATAAAGGATTTATAAATCACGTATTTTCATCGACCGAAGAAGCAAATGCGGAATTATTAAATGCGACCCAATATGGTATAATGGGAGTGGTGCCTATTGTTATATTAAATAAATTAATTCAAAAATTTATTCCTGAAGCCGATACAGAAAAATCAAGTTTAGAACTTTTAGCAGAAATATTTTTACAAATCTCAGTAATGTTTTGTGGTATAATTATAATTCATAGAATGATTACTTATATTCCAACTTATAGTGGTTTGAAGATTGATAATTTATCATTAACCCATGTAATATTAGGATTTTTGATAATTATATTAAGTATCCAAACAAAATTAGGAATAAAAGTAAATATTTTAGTGGATAGAGCATTAGAAATGTGGAATGGACCAACAAAAGAAGAATTTGAAGATAAACCAAAAAAGAAGGTACGTTCAAGACATGTTCCAAGTCAAGCAGATAATTTAGATGATGAAAACATGCAGGGAAATATATTTCCCCCAGGACCAAGTGTAAGTAAAAAAACAGACACGGAATCATTTGAACAAATGATGCCACAAGGACCAGTTGCTGCGAATGGAATGATAGGAGGAAATTTTGGAGCGTCTTTTTAAATAAATATTATTTTAATAAATTTAAATAATATTTAGTTAGTAATATATGGATAAAATTTGTCATAAACATGAAATCTTAAAAAAAGAAATGATGTTGTCACCTTGTCGGTATAAATGTAAATTATGTAAATTAAAAAGAGTAGATGGTTATAGTAATCCAGACCATGTATCAAATCCCTTTGGTTATTTATATTTAGCACCGACATTATGTAGGAAATGTGTGATGAAAGAAAAAATATGTATGTGGTGTGATTATGTAAAATAAATATTTTCAACAAAAAATTTATATATGTTCATCATTTTGAATCGTAGTAAAAGTATCAACCGAATTTAATAATTTCATTTTCATTAAAGATTTTTCAAGATTATTATCTTGTTCTAAATTATTAAATAAGTAATCGGTATTAGGAGCGAATTCATTTTTTTTAATTTGTTTATATACGATATTAATTTGGTCAGTAACAGATTTAATATAATTTTTATCAGAAATAATAACAGTATTGGTAGAAAATTCTTCAGTTAATAATGAAATAGCAAAATAAACTAAATATCTACGTTTTTTACATGAAGCAGTAGAATATCGAATTGAAAACATATTAAAAGTTGAAGTCATTAGTGTATTAATTAAAGGATTATCATTAGCATAATAAAATAATACATCCCAAAGCATCCAAATACAATCATTGTTAAATTTATTTTCAACATTGACAAAATCTCTAGATTCACATTTAGATTTATCTTTATTTTTATTGCACAATGTATTAAAATCAATAACCCATTCGTACCAATAACAAGCATCAAGCATATTTTTATTAATAATATGAAAAGAGAATTCATTAATAGCAATAAATAATTCCTTAGGGTCGTCATTCCTATAAACAATTTTTGCGAATTCCATGCTAGTAGCTTTAAGTTTGGAATTGATTAATGTAATGTTATAATCTTGTTCGCGTATAACTTTAACAATTTCTGTACTATTTTTTTTTTTTGATAGATTAAAAACTCCCATTATTTCAGCAAAAATCTGTCTGATAGTATTATTATTTCGAACTTCTAATTCGTTTACAGAATGTCCTTGTCTCATAATATTAGAAAAAACATTAAATCTTTGGTCTAAATATGTAATAATTTTAGGATTTCCTAAATGAATATGCTTACCGAAATAAAAAATAATATAGTCCCATAAATCAATAAAATGTCCAGAACAAATAAGTTCCGCGCTCCAATAACAAGCGTCTTCTATTTTATTTTTTTTCAAAGAATTTAAGAATTGAGTTTTAACCTCTGATTTTTTATATTGAGAAAATGTAATACCTTTAAAATCAGAATGAGTTCGTATATCGTTAATATTATTTTTATTCATATAGTATAACGTAGTAAATATAAAATGAAAAAAAAACGATATTTATAAATTAAAATTTATAAATTCTTTATTCTTTATTATTTATTATTTATTATTTATTATTTATTATTTATTCGGTAATAATTCTAGGCACAACATTAATAGCTTGTAATTCTTGTGAAAGTAACTTATATGAATAGGGTATATTTACTTTAGAAAAATCAGTTCTATTATTACATGTTTTACATAAATGAATATTAACGTCGTTAGAATAAAATTTATTTTGTTTTTCATTATAAGAAGCAATCATACCGCATTTATTACAAGTATAAACACTATATTTATCAGAAACGTCGAATAATCTATCGTGGCAAAAGTTTGAAATACCATGAGCGATCATTACATCACGTTCCATTTCCCCAATACGGAATCCACCATCTCTACTTCTACCTTCAGCTGGCTGTCTAGTTAAATTAACCATAGGACCGATAGAACGACTATGTTGTTTATCATTAACCATATGTTTTAATCTTTGATAAAATACTGGTCCAAAGAATACACTAGTTTCAAGTTGTTCACCGGTTAGACCATTATATAATATTTCATTACCATAACTTTCATAACCAAGATTCAATAGTTCTTTGGCAATATCTTTAACATCTAATCCCCCGAAACTAGTACCATCCCCAAATAATCCAAGTTCAATTAATACTTTACCTAATATGGTTTCTTTTAATTGACCGATAGTCATACGAGAAGGAATAGCGTGAGGATTAATAATAATATCAGGTTTACGGCCTTCTTTCGTAAATGGCATATCGCATTCAGGAACAATATTACCCATAGTTCCTTTTTGTCCATGTCTACTTGAAAATTTATCACCAAGAACAGGTTTACGTAAAGTGCGAATTCTTACTTTCGCAAAGTTATAACCGTCACCATTTCTTCCAGTATAATTTTTATCAATATAAGATTCTTCATTTGTGCGATAGGTTTTACTTTGGTCTTCATATTTAATCACTTTAGTAGGATCATTTCTATTTTCTTTAATAGGAACCGTTTTAGCAATAATAATATCACGATTTTCTAATAGAGTATTTTCAGGAATGAAACCATGTTCATTTAGTTTATCGTAATTACCAAATTTAATACCACGAGTTTTAGTAGAATCGGGTTTACATCTAATAATCTCATCACGAATAATATTTTTATCTTCATCTTTTTCAGTATGATAAATTGTAGCTAAGAATAAACCTCTGTCCAATGACCCTTTATTAATTAAAACGCTGTCTTCTTGATTGTAACCAGAATGAGTCATAATAGCAACATGAATTTGGGTTCCAGATGGAATTTTATTTAATTGAAGAAAATTCATAACCCTAGTATCAACTAATGGTCTACTGGGATAATTTAATACATAAGCAGTTTTATCCATACGTTTATCGTAATTAGTAGCATAAACCCCCATAGCTTGTTTTCCCATTGCACATTGATAAGTATTACGAGGAGCTTGATTATGTTCAGGGAAAGGAACACATGAAGCTAAAACACCAAAAATAGTGCTAGGATGAATTTCACAATGAGTATAATTAAATTTATGACTATTAGATTGTAAGTATTCATTTTTACATTTCATCGCAATCATACTTGCGTTTTGTTCTTCAGGGTCAATATATTCAATAACCGATTCGTTTAATTTACAATTAGTAAGCAAATCATTCCATGATAAATCATTAGAAATAAGGTTATTAATAATATCTTTAGTAATTAGAGCTTTATTATTCGAAACTTTTAAAATAGGTCTTGTTAACCGCCCCCCATCATTACATATGCGTATTTCAAGGTTTTTATAATCAAATATAATGGATGTATAGATATTAATAATACTTTTATACTTTTTATCTTTCATATCGTTATATAACACAATTGGATTATGTGTAATACCTACCCAGCAACCATTAATAAATACTTTGACATTATCCTTAATATCATCAATATTAATATTATTAATATCATCAATATATGGTTGTACATATTGATATAATGATGAACTATTAGATGAAATGGTAAGATGTGCCATATAACCAATATTTTTAACAATTCCAATAGATTGTCCTTCTGGAGTTTCTGCCGGACAAAGGAACCCCCAAGTAGTATTATGTAATTTACGAGGAGCAACTAACTCACCACTCTTTTCTAAAGGAGTATTAATCCTTCGTAAATGACTAAGACTAGAAACATATGTTAATCTATTAAGAACTTGTGCAACACCAACTTTACTGCTATTTGATTGTTTAATGCTGAAATCTCCTGTAGATAAAGCTCGATTAATACCATTTTCAATGGTAGAAGATTTCATAATTTTATAAATATTTGTCATATTAATAATATTAGCATAGTCCTCGGTTGATCTCCAGGAACCATTATTAATTTCTTTAATAATTTGTTTTTGCATTTCTTTAACCAATTTATTAAAGTAATTTCTAAACAAATTATTTAGAAGAGATCCAGATAATTCAATACGTTTATTAAGATATGAATCACGATCATCAGTTGGAATCCAACCTAAACTCGTTTGTATAAGTTTATTTGCCATATATCCTAGTAAATATAATTTTTGAGGGACAGTTTTGCAGTGCGGAAAGAAGTCATTATTTAAAACATCTAAAGCAAATCCTCTTTTTTTGAGTAAACCAGCATCTTTATCCATATTAATAGGAGTATATGTAACTAGTGAAGTTAAATATGCAAGGGCATCTTCTTGTGTTTTATATTTATTAGCATCAATAATAGATGCTTGTAAATAAGGTAATAATTTAGAGCCCTTATTATCGTTTAAATTTATTAAGATATATTTACATATTAATTTATCAGTTAAAATACCCAATGCTTTAAATATTACAAATAATTCAACCGGATTTTTAATTCTAGGAATAGTAATATATAATCCGTGTCCAAACCCATTATTTTTACTAGTAATCATCATTTCAATTTGTTTGGGAGAAATACATTTAAAATCTGGCACTGATTTGATTTCGGCAAACCAGCTCCATTTAGTTGATTTTTTCCCATCAAAACAATAAATCCTATTTTCTGCAGCACGTTCTTGACCTAAAACTGTTTTTTCTGAACCTTTAATAATAAAATATCCACCACAATCCATAGTACATTCACCTGTTCGTTGAGAATTCAGATGTTTATTTTGAGTTAAAACACAAATAGACGATTTTAACATTATTGGCAGTTTGCCAATATTAATTTTAGGTAGTATTTTTTCAATTATTTCTTCATTTTCCATAGTAGCAGAATTACGAATAATATATTTGATATTTAAATCGACAGTCATAGCAGAAGCGTATGTAAAATTACGAAGTTTTGCTTCATCTGGATACATTAACTTAGTTGCTCCGTTATTTTCATGAATTTGTGGAGGAAAAATTTTAAAATTTGTAAAGGAAATCATAATATCTAATAAATATTTATCATGTTCTTGTATATAATCATTTTCAGAATGAATAGTAACCGGATTAAACATTTGAATAGTTCTTTGTATTTGATAATTAACAAAATTATTATAAGATTCAATTTGGTGTCTAACTAAACGTTCTAGATATTGTCCTTTAAAATATGATTCAATAATATTAAACGGTTCTTCTATATAAGACCCTATATGGTCTAAAACGTGTTTATCATTATGATCATAATTATTT